ATTTCATATTGATTTAGCTGAATATGGAAAGAATTGGATACATCCCCCAACTGTTCCTAAACAAAATAGAGATGCTTGGATTGCTCCAAGAGAATCTGGTAAATCTACCTGGATTTTTTTAATTTTACCATTATGGGCAGCCGCTCACAATCACGTTAAGTTTATTGCTGCCTTTTCTGATGCTGCAAGTCAAGCTGAGACTCATTTAATTACATTTAAGAATGAATTGGATACAAATGAGTATTTGCAGATTGATTATCCAGCACTTTGTAAGCCCAAGATTGTATCAACAACAGGTAGAGCACTTGCCAATAACTCTTGGAGAATTGTTCAAAGCAATGACTTTATTTTTGATGCAAATGGAATTGATACTAACTCTTTAGGTAAAAAGGTCTTTGGTCAGCGACCAGATTTAATTATTTTGGATGATATTGAAAAAGGTGAAAAGAATTATTCTGAATATCAGGCTGGGCAGCAGTTAAACACTGTTTTTGACGACATTGCCCCTATGAATATCTATGCTCGTATGGTATTTGTTGGAACAACTACTATGCCTAATTCAATTATGGATCAATTTAGAAAGTTTTGTGAGTTTCCAGAGGATAAAGAACTTCAGTGGATTAAAGATCAGAATGTAAGTGCCCATTACTATCCTGCCATTATGCAAAATGAAGATGGGACTGAAAGATCAGTCTGGGAAGAGAAATGGTCTTTGGAATGGCTTAAATCTCAACGTCATTTGCGAGACTTTGCAAAGAATTATATGAATAGACCTATAAATGTTGATGGAACATTTTGGGGTAATGAAGATATTATTATTGAGGACCTTTCTGAATATGGAAATACTATAATTTCAGTAGATCCTGCAGTAACAAAGAATAAAGTTTCTGACTATACAGGAATTGCAGTGCTTTCAAGAGGAATTGATAATCTTGGAAATAACGTAATTTATGTAAGAGAAGCACAACAAGTAAAGCTTTCACCTTCAGACCTTTCTGATAGAGTGAGAGATTTGGCTGAGATATATGACGCTGGATTGTTATATGTTGAAACAAATCAGGGTGGAGACCTTTGGCAAGATGTATTTAAGGGCATTCCTATTAAATACAGGTCAAAGCATCAAAAACTATCAAAGCAGATTAGAGCTGGTAAAGCTTTAAACTACTATCAACAAGGAAAGGTTAGACACTCTGCTCATTTTCCAGCATTAGAAGAGCAGATGTGGTCATTTCCAAAAGTATCGCACGATGACGTACTTGACGCTGTTGTTACAGGGGTTTTATACTTCTTAGACAACAAAGCAGTAAAGATTAGTGCAAAACAATTTAATTACAACAGGAGATAAATAAAATGACAGATATTAAAGATGCTTTAGAGGTTATTCTTGATAGAAGAAGCCATTACACTAAAGCAGCAGCTTATTACGAAGGAAATCAGCGTGAGCTATTTCCAAGTCCAAGATGGACAAGAATGTTAAACAATGGGGAAAGTGGATTTAAATTTAACTTTGCCAAATCTGTTGTAGACTCAGTTTCAAACAGAATGGAGATTGCCTCTATTCTTGGAACTGATGAAACAGCAAACACTTTTATTAATACAGTATGGGAAAATAACGATTTAGTTATTGACGCAGATGAAATTCATAGAAGAGCTCTTATATATGGAGATTCTTATGCAATTGCGTGGACAGATGAAAATGGTGAAATGCAAGTTAATTACAACTCACCTTTGACAACTGTAGTTTTATATGATAGTGAAAATCCAAGAAAGAAAAGATTTGCAGCTAAGTTGTGGCAGCACGACTCTTACACAGCTGTTGATCCAGAAATTAATGGAACAAAAGTTATTAGACTAAATCTATATTATCCAGATAGAATTGAAAAATATTCAGCAACTGGTGACATAGATATGATTACCTCTTCTGCTTCATTTTTACTTATTGGAACAGTAGACAATCCTTGGGGAGAAGTTCCTGTGTTCCACTTTAGAACATCTAAAACATACGGAAGACCAGAACATTATGATGCTTATGGTCCACAAGATGCCATTAACAAGTTAATCATTACTCATATGAATACTGTTGATTATCAAGGTGCTCCACAAAGATATGCACTTGCAAATGGAGGAAATGACTCAGAAATTCAAGACTTTGATGATACAACTATTGATTCAGAAAATCTTGGATCCTTAAAGAATGGTCCTGGAGAACTTTGGTATCTAAAAGGTATTTCAAAGGTTGGAGAATTTTCACCAGCAGATCATAGAGTATTTACAGAACCAGTTTCTGAATACATTAGATCAATGGCTGCAATTACTTCAACACCTCTTCATTACTTTGAAAAATCAGGAAATGTACCAAGTGGTGAATCTTTAAGAACAGCAGAAGCTCCACTTTTAAAGAAAGTTGCAGACAGACAAATAATGTTTGGATCAACCTGGAGAGATCTATTTACATTCTTGCTTAGAATTGAAGGAATTAATTCTGATGTACAAGTTAAATGGGCTTCTGCAGAAAGTTTAGACACTTTAGATCATTGGGAAGTTGCAGTTAAGAAGCGTGTAGTTGGCGTTTCACTTAAGCAGGTTCTTTTAGAAATGGGATACGATTCAGAGGTTGCTGACCTTATTGTAGAGCAAGGCGATCTTGGTTTAATGTCTCAAGGAATGAATACAAATAACGTAATTGCTGAACAAACAGCAGGAAATTAGAGGAAAACAAAATGGAACAAAATGATGTTGTAGAAATTAATGACCAAGTAGTAGAATCTGAGCCAGTCATTGAGGACCCTAAAAAAGTCCTTGATGCTCTGGACAGAGCTAAATCTGATGCAAAAAAATATAGAGAAGAAAAAGAACAAATAAAAGAACAAATGGAAAAGGCTGTTGCTCAATTAAATGATTGGTCAGCAAAAGCATTAATTGAAAAAGTTGAAAGAGAACTAACTAAATCTGGTTTACCAAATGCAGATAGGGTTAAAAAATATCTTGACTTTAATACAATTGGTCTTGATGATGAATTTAAATTAACTGGTTTAAATGAACAGCTTGAATCTTTGAAATCTGATTTTCCAGAAATATTTGATCCAAAACTTCTTGTTGGTGGATTAGCAGACGGTGGAGTAACAACTGCAGTAAAAACTGCTAATTCAGTATCAGAGTTACAAGCAAGAATGTTACTTAATAAATAAACGTGATATAATTAAATCAATCAATACGCAAGAAACTGAATGGACGTTTAGACTTGCGAATTTTGAATTGGACGATTCAATTATCTCAAATCTAAATAAAAAATACAATTTCTAAGGAGAAATATAATGTCAAGAATTGACTTAACCGAAGCCAATGGCTTCATACCAGAAGAAGATTCAAGCAGAGTTATTCAGGCAACTGTAGCAAACTCTGTAGTTGAAGCTTTTGCTCGTACAGAACAAATGGCATCACGCACCAAGGGCGTTCCACGCTTTGTTGCAGATGCACCAGAAATCGTTGCTGAAGGTGGAACTATTCCAGAAGCAGCAGCAACACTTGATGAAATCTTGCTAACTGCTCGTAAGTATGCAAAGATCTTCCACATCAGTGAAGAAGACGTAAACGATACACTCGTTGACGTACTTAATACATATAAAGTAGAATGGGCTTCACGTTGGGCTCGTAAGTTTGATAATGCCGCTCTTGGTGTAACAGCTGCTGCTGATGGTACAGATACTGCACCATTCACCTCTGTTTACAAGTCTGTAGCAACTTCTGCTTCAAACCAACTAATCCAGACTGGAGGTGCACTAACCTTTGCAGATATCAATGATGCTCTTGCTCTTGTAGAACAAGGCTCGTACTTCGATGCAGCTAACACTGTATTCATTGCTCATCCAAAGATGCTTGGACACCTTCGTGGAATGGTAGACGGAACAGGTCAGCTTGTTCTTCCTAACCCAGTCGCAGCAACTCCAGGAAACCTATTTGGTTATCCATTAGTTGTTTCTTATGGTGCTGCTACATCTGCAGAAGCTACTTCCAACCCAACAGGCAATCCTTTGCTTATTGTTGGTAATCGTCAAATGATGATTAATGGTGTTCGTGGCAATGTAGAATCTGCAGTATCTCGTGATGCTCAGTTCAATACAGATGGGGTTCAACTCAAGGTTCGTGTTCGTAGAGGCTTTGCTGTTGCAGATGCCAGTGCTTACGCTATCGTTGAGAAGACCGCATAAGGGGAGATGATTAATAATGGCAAGTAAACTATATGGTTCTTTCATTGCAAAGTCCCTAAACAAAGAAATTGATTGGGATTCTGATTCAATTAAAGTTGCCTTAGTAACCTCTTCTTATACTCCAGACCAAGATACTCACGACTACTGGGACGATGTAGTAGCAAATGAAGTAACTGGAACTGGATATACTGCTGGAGGAAATGCTTTGACTTCCAAAACATCTACA